GACCAGGTTTGCCACCCTTGAGTAGAAGTGCTTGATCTTGAATTAGGGTGATTGCAGGACCGCCATTGAATGAAACTGTGGCGTCACCTGCACTTGCGACTACGCGATAGTATCCAGTCTGTACAACTTGATACTCAGTAGCAGCAGCAGCGATTGCATTTGTGCTTAAAACATTTAATACTGTCATGTCGTGTTAGTTCGTGTCTTGATTATTTATCTCTTTCTGCTGCTTCAATAATTTCTGTAATTCCGAACTTGTCCCAACAAAGAGAGCGTTAGTTACACTAGTAGGACCTTTCTTTTCTTCTGTATCAAGATCCTTCATCTTCTTCTGAAGATCAATTAATTTGTCTGCTGTATCTGCTACATGTTTGATGAGTTGACCAGCAACTTCATAAGCACGAGGATGATCTGACGCTCGTGCCACATCAAGTATTCCATCAACTGCCTCTTGACCTTTCATTACTAAGTTATGCAGTTGAGCACGAGAGTACTCATAGTCCTGACGAACGTCTGCAGTTTCGGATTTTTTTAATTCGTTCTTAGTCTCTTGCGCCTTCTGAATCTCAGTAGGTTCTGTTCCAAAAACTTCATTCAATCCATCAAATGTACTCATGGTGTAATATCCTCATCCGCTCCACTTATAGGATTGCGTTGTTTGTTATCAGTGAAATGTTCTAGAGTTTCTCCAAATCCAAAATCATCATCAGCATCTGCCGTGATAGGGTCGGGGACAACTGTGTATCTAACTTCTCTCGGTGCAGAATTAACGTTAGTAGAAGTATAAGCGTCGGCAATGACTTTGGTGATGGTAGAAGATTCGCTGACTGGACCATAAACATAAGTTTTTACCGTAAATTGAAGCGTGTAGATGATTGCTCTACGAGAAGAAAAGTCACCTTCATACTGATCTTCATACCCTACACTATTCAGAACTACTGGAACGTCCTTGGTTTCATCCAAGTCTGGAACCAGTTTCATTGGTAGATTGAATGAAGGTTGGAAGTTGCAGAGAATTTGCTCAAGGATTTCCAATCCATCTTCTTGATTTTTAGATATGATTGACAGTTCAAAACCTAAGTTATATGGAACTGGCATAAAAGCAGTCTTACTCTTATCTGTAGTACTTACTATAGTAATTTTTTGAGTAGGACTAACCTTTCTAGATGAATCATAATCTATGTTATTAATCTCAAACGAGATTCTTGGGAGTGTAATCTGAACCCTTTTATTAGTGGGATCAGCATTTTGTTCCAGACGCGCCAGAAATTTCTGCTTGGGACCATAAGCTAAAGGTACTTTCATTACCTCATCGTCTTTGTGAATCTCAATATTGTTAAAGAGAGTACCAAATCCAACTACGGTTTTGCGAAAGATTTCGTGATATGAATATTTTCCTAGCATCAGATTGTAGTGTCAGTAGTAGAACCTATAGATCCAAATGGATTTCCTTCAGTAAAGTCTAAGAATCCATCATCTTCAGTCTCAAAGCTGTAGTTTTGATCAGCAGAAGAGTTCGTATTATTTAGTGTATTATAAGACTCGGGACTCCAAAGAGCACCTGAAGTTTGTCCTTTGACAGTAGCACCAGTATTGAAAGTTCCAGTTCTGTTAATTACTTGGAGCTCTCTGGTAGAACTATTCCAGGACTTGACTTCTGCTCTAGTGTCTTTTGGTGAATAGTCAATTGTAATAGATGGGGCACTAGTGTAACCAGAACCCCCAGCTGAAACAGTGACACCAGTAACAATCCCTGCAGCCGAAACCACCGCCGTTCCTGTCGCTCCACTTCCACCACCTCCTGTAATAGTAACTGTTGGCGGTAATGCGCTATTGTAATACTCACCACCATCAGTAACGGTAAACGAGCTTACCGCATCACCAGTAATTGTGGCAGTTGCGGATGCTAGGAATAGATCTCCAATAACTTCTTCACCAACTGTAAAGTCTCCACTACCGCCAGGATCCATTACAAGTTTAATTGCATTCGCAAATGCAGTTTCAATAGCATCAATTTCAGCAACGCCAGTATCAATCTCTTCGTCACTGTATTCAAACAGTTCACATTGACATTCCCAAACGTAACCTTTACCTAACTGATAGAAAGGACGTTCTACCTCTACAAATTTAATCTCAAACAAATGTTTAGTAATAGGAAACCAAATAAGATCTCCTTCATTAGGACGACCCTCTACGTTTAGCGCCGCATTGTCATCCACCTTTTCTTCAAACTTTGAACGGGAAAAGATAAACGTTGTTTTATCTTCAATCCTAATTCCAAACTTGCTAAGTAACTCGCCTTGCCCTTCCCATCCATCAACATTATTGACATAGGCTCTAACTTGGAGTGCTTGATTAAATTCGCTACTTTCAACCTCATTGAGGATAGTATCTTTATTGACATATGTTCTAGGAAGATAGTAGATGTTTTGACCATAGATCTCAATACTTTCTATGATCAAATTCTCCATGAACTTCTGCTCCTGAGCAGAACCATTTAAATTGATTCTGCAGCTAGAAGTGTAGTCCGATTGTACGCAATTTGACGGTGTGGGATTACTATAAGACATATTAACCTACGATATCCAATGGGGGCAGTTCATAAACCTTACGAATTTCTTCTTCTAATTGAACCTTCCTAGTGGAAGCATCTTCTAGAATTTGACGACCATTAAGAGTTACACCACCAAGCATTTGAATTCCATCATACTTACTGAGGTTACGACCCCATTGCTGCATGAATAATGCTTCACAATAATCTTTCAACCAATTATCATTATATGCACTAGTATGAATATCAGGATCAGTTCTCATGATACAGTCAACCATAATATAATTTCCTGGCTGCAACTCACTCCAAGAAAAATCTAAATGCAATTCATTTTCAATTTTGTTATAACGAATCCTTCTATTTGCACGAGAGTTTGTTACAAAATCTAGAGTCTCTAGATATTGAGAAGTCATGAAGTAATGCAGAATCTGACTGTTGTTGAATGAGTAAATATCATTCAAGAAAATCTGATACTTGACATTGAACATATTAGCAGGAACCACACTGCTAGTACTGAGGTTAGCATATACCTGATTTACTCCTACCACTCCTGGAGGAAGATCCACCTTCAAATTGTTTATTGCCCAGTCAGTTCCTGCTATATCTGTAGCTCCTTGAGCAGCAGTTTTAATAGCTTCAGTAACTTCAATTTTGATTAGTTCTGTGTTAGAACCATCGTAATGATATTCTTGCCAGTAATCAATCGCTTCCTCAATAAGGTCATCCAACTGCTCATCACACACGTTGATGTCAATTGCAGGATAACCTAACCTACGGAGAGCATAATTTTTTAACTCAGTTTTGTTAGCGGGTCTAGTTGCAGACATGTGTTATCAAGCGAATGAGGATAGAGTTAGAGTAGTAACATCATTTGCACTGACGACTTCTCCGACTTTGAAGAATCCATCAACGGTATCAACGGTGATTGCTTGAGGAGCAATGTTAGTGATAATTCCAGTGGTGCCACTTTCGGAACCTGTTACAACTGCACCAAGTTCCATTGTAGTAACGTCGGTCAGTTGCAGAGTTGCATTAGTGGCAACAGTAGCAACATTAACTGAACCACCTGCAGCAGGGTTGAGACCGTCCGCTCCAGTGGGTTGAACAATAGTGATTGTCTCACCAACAACATATCCAGTACCACCGTCGTTAATAATAACGTTAGTGATTGCACCAGCAGAGGCAGTGATGTTAACAGTCAGTGAGGCAGAACCAGATCCACCTGTTGTTGCCAGAGCAGTTCCTGTGACATAGTTAGAACCGCCTGCAAGAGATGCTAGGTTCAGTGATAGCACTTTACCAGCATTAGAGTTGGTGACTGTTACAGTCTCATTGACAAGGAAACCAGAACCACCTGCATTAACCGCAGCAGCAGTGATTACACCACCAACAACAGTAGTATTAACTGTTAGTGAAGTACCTGTACCACCTGTTGTGGCGACATTAGTTCCTGCAGTAAATCCTCCACCACCATCATTTGTGACTGAAGTGGTAACAGCAGCACCAGGTGTAGGGTCACCCGAGAGATTCAAGGTTAGGACGGTAGTAGTTGCAAGGTTGGTGAGCATTGCTTGTAGTTGAGCAAATGCATTGTCCAACTTGTCCTGAACTCTTGTTTCTGTGTAGTAGAGGTTACTTCCCTCAATCAGATCTGAAGTTGACTTGCTGGAAAGATCTAGGTTTGTACCAGTCTGTAGATTGACTCTATCATCAGCACGAGCATTAGTATAGTAAAGGTTTGCTCCCTCAGTCAGCTGATCCGTTGACTTCGTGGCGAGACTTGCATCAAAGCGTCCCTCAGTGTAGAAGATATTAGTAGAACCTTCGGTTACGTTATCGGTATCAATGTCTCCCTGAGTAACGGTAAGGGTGAGAGCACCATTTCCATCATCATAAAGAGCATTAATACCTGTACCGCCAACTACCAAATCACCAACACGATCATCAACTCTCTCATCTGTATAGTAGAGATTGGTTCCCTCAGTCAGATCTGTCGTAGTTGCAGCAGCAATCTTGGTGTCAAAGGATGCCTCAGCGCGAGCATTTGTATAGTAAAGGTTAGTTCCCTCTGCTAGATCAGCAGTGTCATGATTTGCAAGGGAAGAAACTTCACCAGTTACGTTACCAGTTACATTACCAGTCAAGTCAGCAGTAACCTTATCTACGATCAGAGTATTGTTTCCAACACCGCCAGAAGTATCAAGTGTAATAGTACTGGTATTAGCAAACAGAGTTCTACTTGAACCAGCACCATATTGATTGGTCATGGCAAAGTACATAGTACCACCAGCACCACCAGATCCAGTGCTAACTTGTAGAGCATTGTCTGCATTACCAGTTAGATCACCAGTTACATCACCAACCAAGGTTGCTGTGATTGTTCCAGCAGCAAAGTCACCATTAACGTCACGAATAACTATGTTATTTGCCGAGTTTGTGCTTGCAGAAGTGATTGTAATTAATGGGTCACCACTGATTCCATCTGCATTAGTGATACCAATACCAGAACCAGTAACAGCGATAGTACGATGAGCATAAGTATTGGCGGCAGTTCTTGCCATAATACCCGTGCCTGTCTGAGCAGCAAGAGCAGTTATATCGTCATCATCATAAGTCGTGGTGATTGTTACTGCTGCCGATCCATCAAACGATACGTTACCATTAACAACACCATCAACTGTGATAATTCTTGCAGTTCTTAGTGCGTCTGCTGATGTAGCATTACCTTGAATACCTGCAACAGCACCAATACCATTATTAACTGTGATTTGATTTGCAGCAAAGTCGGAGTTAGAGTCACGAACAACAACGGTAGTTGGAGTTGCTGCAGAAGCAGTTGTCATGCTGTCCAGAAGATCAGCATTCAGATTGTTGATCTTAGCAGTGGTAGGAATGACCAGGGCAGGACCAGAAGAAACCTGAGAGATGATCTGTCCATCTACAGTCAGAGTACCATCAATGTTAGCGTTAGCATCAACATCAAGTCCAATTCCACTTGAGGTTAGTTGCAGTGAACCTGCTTGAAGTGAAGCATCAGTACCACTAAAGGTTTCTGATGAGTTTGTAGCTTCAACTAAGAATCTATATCTATTGAGGTTATTGTCATAACCAAAGAAACCTAATCTCGCTTGAGTGTCATAGTATCTAAATTCAACACCACGATCCAAGTTGTCATCAGTTGTAGGAACGCTATCTCCACCCAAAGTAATGATGGGATCGTCCACTGTCAGTGTGGTTGAATTTACAGTTGTAGTTGTACCATTTACTGTAAGATCGCCACCAACTACCAGGTTGTTTCTTAACTCTGCATTACCTGTAGTCTTCTCAACAAAGAAATTATTTACTGCTCCAGAAGAATCATATACGGTGAAATCTCCACCGACCATCATTTTCTTACTGATTCTTGCGCCACCACTAACCTTCAGTGCAACAGTAGTGTCAGTAAAATTAGTAACATCGTTACTATTGCTGATGTTCAGGTTACCTGAAATGTCAACAGCATTGTCAACATCAAGAGCAGACTCAAATCCAACTGTTCCGTAGAATCTAGTATCTCCACCAACTGCTAAGTTTCTCTCTACTCCAAGACCAGAAGTAATCCTAACACCACCGTCTGCAGTATAACTCCCCGAAACAACGTCCTGATCGGTTGTATTGGTAAAGGAAGCGATTCCTTGGCAACCAAGTGTATTATTCAGTTGAGTGGCATTGGAGACCGTTAGAGTGCCAATAACAGCAGTATTGCCATTATCAGTATCAACACTAAACTTCTGTACAGCAGAACCATTTCTGATGGAGAAGACTTCGTTAGCAGCATCAACAATCAGAGAGTCATTGATAGTTGTCTGACCTTGGACAACCAGAGTACCGTCAGTTGCGATGTTACCTGTAGAAGAGGCAACGGTCATCTTGTCCGTACTACCATTTCTAACAGCGAAGTTAGCATCAACATCAACAGTATTATTAAACTCAGTTGTACCAGTAACAGTTAGTTGAGCACCGAATGTAACATTGTCATCAACATTAAGAGTACTATCAAACTCAACTGATTGATTAACTGTTAGGTTATCAGTAAAGGTTGCATCTGAATTTACTGTAAGTATATCTGTATTTGCATTACCAAGAGTAATCTGAGAACCATTGACGGTCAGATCTCTATCAAGCAGAGTATCACCATAGACAGTTAAAGTACCAACCGATGCAGTACCAGCACCAGAACGACCAATTTGAGTATTACCACTCGCACCCAGAACTGTGAATTCTACGGTATCACTAGAATTTAGTTTACCGATGTACAGGTCATCACCAATGTGGAGGTCGGTTTGAATACCAGCACCACCGAATACTTTTAGGTTTGAATTACTATGAGAAGCGTAACTAGGAGTCAGTGCTTGAATATTACCAACAAATAGTTTACGACGAACTCTTAGATAGTTCTGCTCGTTAAATGTCTCAGTAGCATCGTCTCTCTGAAGGATAGTACCGTTGATAACAACGTCACTATCAAACATGAAGTCACCAGCAACGTAACCACCACCGTCAAATCGGAAAGCACCATAGTCACTGGATTGAATTTCCCAAAGACCTGTACCACTATTCTTTGCCCATGTAGGTTCGTTGGTATCTTCAAAGTATACAGTGTTACTTACATTCAGAGTATTATTGAGGTCCACAGCACCATTGAGTGTGCTACCTTCAGTAACTTCAAGAGTTCCAGCAGTGTAAGTGTTACCACTTGCTGCAGTAACATTAAACTTATCAGTATTAATATTCAGGTTGTTGGTAATATCAACAACACCGTAGAATGATGCATTACCAGTGGTAGATTGCAGTTCAACACGAGTAGTGCCACTACCATTATTAAGTTGCAGAGTCTTAGAAGCACCTTGGATGACCATGTTGTCATCAAAGCGGGAGGTACTATGAACTCTGAGAGTGCTATCAATGTCAACCAGACCGCCGATGTTGACATCTTGACCAATACCAGCACCACCAGCAACTACAAAGTCACCAGTTGTATTGGAAGTAGAATTATTATTTGTAGTTAGTTTAAGATTACCAGCAACAATACCAGAGTCAGTACCAGTAAAGACTTCAGCACTATTTGTAGCAGCATGGAGGAAACGATATCCACCACCATGAGAATTCAAATCAGTATAGCTAGTATCCCAACCATAGAAACCTAAACGGGCTTCAGTATCATAATAGTTGAATTCAATACCACGATCTAAATTGTCATCAGTTGTAGGTACAGTATCCCCACCGAGTAGAATAGTGACATCATCTACAGTCAGTGTAGTTGAATTGATTGTAGTTGTTACCCCATCAATCTGAAGGTTACCCCAGACACGGACGGTGCCAGTGATTGCACGATCATCACCTGGATCAAGATGCATAGTTGCATCAGTAGTACCAAGATAATTTGTCTGGAATCTATAATCTTCTACATGAACCTTACCAGTTGCTTCTGACGCATTAATCTGTATAGTATCTTCAGCAGTAATAATAATGTTGCTGGATCCAGAACCAGCATTGGTTGTCAGAATATTAAAGTTTCTATTTGAGGCAGTGTCCTGAGTTAACTGGAATGTTAGGTCGCCATCCCCAGTCTTATCCAGTGTCTGATTAAGAGCGCCATCAAGAGTAATATCAGGGTCAGAGAAGTACGACCGTACGTTAACATCAAGTTCGCCAGCTCCGCTGTCCCCCGTATTATTAGCGCCAACGAGTAGATTACCGCTCGTATCATTAACTTTAAGATAGTTAAGATAATTGAATCCTCTGTATCCAGTGGTTGCAGTAA